GTGCTGCTAACTGGGGAAATAAGTCAGAGTCTGTAGAGTATTCTGATTGGAGAGATGATTTTCAGGCAATGGAATATGAGTTCATTGATATTATTAAACCAGAACCTTTGATTTCTGAGTCACCGAGTTTTGAAATTAAAAAAAATGATGAAGTGCAAGGTCCTGAAGTATCAAAAGAAAAACAATGGAATGCTGGACCTGCATCCCGAAGAGCAAAAAAGGGTATAGATAGACTTAAAAAGAAATTAAAAAAAGAAGAAGTCGAAACTGTTGATGAAGGACAAAAGTGTTGGAAGGGATATGTGAAGAAAGGAACCAAAAAGATGTTTGGTAAAACTTACAATAATTGTGTAAAGAAAGAAGAATTCGTAGATGAAGCAAAAGATGATACTGATATCGGAGAAAAAACTGGTAAAAAAGTTCCAAGAAAGAATATTTCCGATGCAAATCGCCATGAAATGGAAAAGAGAAGAAGAGAGAATTTAAAGAAAAGACCAGGAGATATACCTGGGGACAGCAAATTAATTCAGGCACTTCGTAGTAAAGCAAAAGAGACTGGAAATTATGTAGAAGAAAAAGAAGAATCAAAAATTGGTGGTGGAAATCTAAAAAAACTTGTTGCAAAAGCAGTAAGAAGAGTCGATGCAGATGTTGATGGTGATGTAGATACTAATGATATGAAGTCCTCAGAGACTGGAGAGTTTGTTCCTTCACCAGATGGAAAGAAAAAACTAAAACCAAAGGTAAGATTTGAAGATGCTTCAGATTGGAGAAGTGAACTTGATGAAGGTGCTGCCTGGACTAAAAAATCTGGTAAGAATAAAAAAGGTGGACTAAATGAAAAGGGACGTAAGTCTTATGAAAGAGAAAATCCTGGTTCTGATCTAAAAGCACCTTCTAAAAAGAAGGGCAACAAAAGGAGGAAGAGATTCTGTGCAAGAATGAAAGGTATGAAAAAGAAATTAACTTCTGCTAAAACTGCAAGAGATCCAGATAGTAGAATTAATAAATCATTAAGAGCTTGGAATTGTAATTAAATTTTGTTATGAGTGACGTATATCTTGGTAATCCATTATTAAAGAAAGCAAATACTCCGATTGAGTTTACGGAGGAACAAATTATTGAGTTCCTCAAATGTAAACAAGATCCAGTTTATTTTGCAAACAACTATATTAAAATCGTTTCTCTTGATGAGGGTTTAACACAGTTTCATCCTTATCATTTTCAAGAAAAACTAATTAATAATTTTCACAATAACAGATTTAATATCTGTAAAATGCCACGTCAGACTGGTAAGTCTACTACTGTGGTATCATATCTCTTACATTATGCACTTTTTAATGATAGTGTAAATATTGGTATTCTGGCAAACAAAGCATCCACTGCTAGAGAATTGTTAGCAAGACTAGCAACTGCATTTGAAAACTTGCCAAAATGGATGCAACAAGGTATCCTAGTATGGAATAAAGGAAACATCGAGTTAGAAAATGGCAGTAAGATATTGGCAGCTTCTACATCTGCGAGTGCTGTCCGAGGCATGTCGTTCAATATCCTCTTTCTCGACGAATTCGCATTCGTCCCTAATCACGTCGCTGACTCCTTCTTTGCATCTGTTTATCCTACTATTACTTCTGGCCAAAACACAAAGGTAATTATTGTATCCACACCACATGGTATGAATCACTTCTACCGTATGTGGCATGATGCAGAAAGAAATAAGAACCAATATATTCCCACAGAGGTTCACTGGTCGGAAGTTCCTGGTAGAGATGCCGCATGGAAAGACACTACAATTGCAAACACTTCTGAACAGCAGTTTAAGGTTGAGTTTGAATGTGAGTTCTTAGGTTCTGTTAATACTCTTATTAACCCAGCAAAACTCAAAACTTTAATATATGATGATCCGTTACAAAGAAATGCTGGATTAGATGTTTACGAAATACCAATTAAGGAACATAATTATCTGATTACTGTTGATGTTGCTCGTGGTCTTGGTAATGATTACTCTGCATTTGTTGTTTTTGATATTACAGAGTTTCCTTATAAAGTAGTTGCAAAATATAGAAATAATGAAATAAAACCAATGTTATTTCCAAACATCATATTTGATGTAGCAAAGGGATATAATGATTCTTGGTTATTGATTGAGGTGAATGATATTGGTGATCAAGTTGCTAGTATTCTCCAGTATGATTTGGAATACGAAAATATTCTTATGTGTGCCATGAGAGGACGCAATGGTCAAGTTGTTGGATCGGGATTTAGTGGAAAGAAATCACAACTTGGTGTCAGAACAACTGCAGCAGTGAAAAAGTTGGGTTGTTCTAATCTCAAAACTCTTATTGAAGATGATAAATTAATCGCATCAGATTATGAAATCTTATCAGAACTAACTACTTTTGCACAAAAGGGAAATTCTTTTGAAGCAGAAGAAGGATGTAATGATGATTTGGCAATGTGTCTTGTAATATTCTCTTGGTTAGTAGCACAAGAATATTTCAAGGAGATGACAGATAATGATGTAAGAAAGAGAATATATGAAGAGCAGAAAAATCAAATTGATCAAGATATGGCACCATTTGGATTTATCGAAGATGGGATTAATATTGAAGCAAGTTTTGTAGATGATTCTGGAGATAGATGGTATGCAGATGAATATGGTGATATGTCTTATATGTGGGATTATAAGTAGTGTCTTTTGATGATGAGATTGAATTAGAACATTTATTATTTTTAGAAAGGAAATGTAGAGTTTGTGGAAAGGTAAAAAGTATTTTAGATGAATTTTATTTGACTAGAAAAGATAGAGGAACTTTACCTTCATCATATTCATACGAATGTAAAGAATGCACTAAAAAAAGAGTGATCAAATCCAGAAAGGAAAAAAAAGATAGGCCAGATATACCATATTGTCCAGTTCCGAGAATAAAAGATATATATCCTGATTGGTAAAAGGTTCACGCACTGTTTCCCCACTAGAAATGCCTCTTTTCCTAAATATTTTTAGATAAATTTGGATGAGAGGAAACAAAAGATGCCAGTAAATTTAGCATCTCCTGGAATCAGAGTAAGAGAAGTTGACCTTACCGTAGGAAGAGTAGATTCATCTTCTGCTTTAGTAGGTGCTATTGTTGCACCTTTTTCTCAAGGTCCCGTAGAATTTCCAACAGTAGTTGGATCTGAAAAAACTTTACTCGAAAATTTCGGAAGACCATATTCTAATGATAAGCACTATGAAAATTGGTTAGTTGCCTCATCATACTTAGCTTATGGTGGATCTTTGATGGTAACTAGAGCAGATGATGCAAGTCTGTCTAATGCATATGCTGGACCTGGTGCTGCTATTAAAATTAAAAGTGACGAAAATTATGAGCAGCTTCAGTACGACGAAAATGTAATTAGTGATAGAACAATTGTCGCAAGGAATCCAGGATCTTGGGCAAATGGAATCAGAATTGGTATTATTGACGCAAAGGCAGATCAGATTCTGACTGGTATCAGTACAACCGGTGTATCAGTATTCACTGCTGCAATTAGTAATAGGTTAGCAACGATTGCTACCGGCGCAGCGACTACAATTGGTATTACAACTACTTCAATCTCTCTCGGACAAGAAGTTCGTGGTAATTTTGTTTCGACAGGAACCACTGTTATTGGTATTTCTACTAATACTGGTACTATTACTATTTCATCAGCCACAATAAACACTGAAGGTGGAATTACTGTTCCTCTTGATTTTGGAGCAACCGCATTCACTGCCGCACCAGTTGCAGTTGGAATGGGTGTCACTCAAACTTTAGTTGGTAAGAAATCTATTGGTGCAGGAACAAACACAGATCTTACTGGTCATCTCAAAGGTATAATCACCGAAGTTGGTGTTGATCAGATTGGTGTAAAAGTTCTTTCGCATGTTTCTGCAGCAGGGGATGAATACGTCAAAGACTATCAAGAATCTGGTGTTTGGGCATTCTCCAATACGGGTAATGTTGCTATTCATACTTCAGGTGTATCTGCATCTTACGGTTCAACCTCATATACTGGACAGAGTGATTGGTTCGGAACGCAGTCAGTAGCAATTTCCACAAGCACCGCTGGTGGAACAACAACTACAACAACACAGGCATGGAATACACTTGCCGACAGACCTGGAACAACAGCATTTGCTGCAGAAAGAGGTTCTAGATTTGATGAAGTTCATGTAGTAGTCATTGATGGTGAAGGTAAAATTACTGGAAATGCAGGAACTATTCTCGAAAAGCATCTAAATCTTTCAAAAGCATCTAATGCAGAATTCTCTGTAGGAACTAAATCTTATTGGAGATCTTTCCTCAAAAATAATTCTCAATATATTTTTGGTGGAGATGAACCAGCAGGTGTAACTACTACTGGTTATTCTTCAGGATTCACTCTTGCTACTGGAAGTTCTTGGGATCGGACTGCAGATGGTGTAATTTTTGCAGCATCGGGAAATAAAAACTTAGTTCTTAGCAAAGGGAAAAATTATGATGGTAATGAGGATCTTGAACTGTCAGGTTCTTTAAATGCAGATCTTAATAAACTTGTAGATGGTTATTCTCTGTTTGAAAGTAAAGAAAATTATGACATAGACTTCTTGCTGATGGGATCCGGAAATTATGACAAAGAAAAATCTCAAGCACTTGCAAACAAATTAATTGCAGTTGCTGATATTAGAAAAGATGCCTTGGCATTTATTTCTCCTTACAGAAAAGCATTTATCTCTGATACTGATGCTGGATCTGTAACGGTCAATGACTCAGAAACGATTACAAATAATGTTTTATCATTCTATTCACCAATAACATCATCATCTTATGCCGTGTTTGACAGTGGATACAAGTATATGTTTGATAGGTTCTCAAATACCTTCAGATATGTTCCTTTGAATGGTGATATTGCTGGTCTTTGTGCTCGCACAGACAATGACAATTTCCCCTGGTTCTCACCTGCTGGAACTGCAAGAGGTTCAATTCTTAATGCAGTTAAGTTGACCTACAACCCAACACAAGCACAAAGAAATAGATTGTATTCTGCAAGAGTCAATCCGGTCGTTGTATCACCAGGTGGTGGTATTAATCTCTTTGGTGATAAAACTGGTCTTACAAGATCGTCTGCATTTGATCGCATCAATGTTCGTCGTTTATTCATCTTCCTTGAAGAGGCAATTTCTGGGGCAGCAAGAGATCAACTGTTTGAATTTAACGATCAAGTCACAAGATCGACATTTGTAAGTATTGTCGATCCTTTCCTTCGTGATGTTCAAGCAAAGAGAGGAATTCAAGATTATGTAGTTATTTGTGATGAAACAAATAATACTGCAGCAGTCATTGACAACAATGAATTTGTTGCTGATATTTTCGTTAAACCCAATAGATCAATCAACTACATTGGTCTTACTTTTGTTGCCACTAGAACTGGCGTTTCATTTGAAGAAGTAGTCGGTAACGTTTAATTTAGAGGTAAAAAAAAATGGCAACTCGTCAACAACAAGACTCAATACCACTAAGGACTATTAGTGATTTTAAAACTAAACTAACCGGTGGTGGTGCAAGACCCAATTTATTTGAAGTTGAATTAGCATTTCCCTCTGGGATTGGAATAGGTAATGACGTTATTGATGATGCAAGATTTCTTGTGAAGGCAGCAGCACTTCCTTCTTCAGTCATTGCAAATATTAACGTTCCTTTTAGAGGTCGTTTTTTAAAAATTGCAGGAGACAGAACGTTTGAGACTTGGACGATTACAGTTATCAACGACGTATCGTTCAATATTAGATCTGCATTTGAGAAGTGGATGAATTACATTAACAAACTTGATGATGCTACTGGAGTTACAAATCCCGTAGATTATCAAGTCGATGCAATTGTCAATCAATTGAATCGTGATGCTGGAGTGCTTAGAAGATATAGATTCAAGCACATTTATCCATCAAGTATCTCAGCAATCAACTTGAACTATGAAACTACTGATACTCTTGAAGAGTTCCAGGTAGAGATGCAAGTTCACTATTGGGAAGCATATAAGGGATCATCATCAGAATCTGGTGGTGAAGATATCAGCTAAATAGTTAAATACGGCAACTAAGTAGTTTATAATATGGCAAAACTTTTTGGTTTTTCTATTGACGATAAGGAAAAAAAGTCAAAATCGATAGTTTCCCCTGTCCCCGTTAATAACGAGGATGGGGTTGATACTTATATTTCCAGTGGTTTTTATGGTTCTTATTTAGATATTGAAGGACAGTTCAGAACAGAATTTGATCTAATAAGAAGATATCGTGAAATGGCAATTCATCCAGAAGCGGATGGTGCTATTGAAGACGTTGTAAATGAAGCAATTGTGAGTGATCTTTATGATTCTCCAATTGAAATTGAACTTTCCAATTTAAATGCAACAGATAAATTAAAAACTGCTATAAGGGAAGAATTTAAATATATTAAAGAACTCATGGACTTTGACAAAAAGTCACATGAAATTTTTAGAAATTGGTATGTTGATGGACGTGTTTATTACCATAAAGTAATTGATACCAAAAAACCTCAAGAAGGGATTAAAGAGTTAAGATATATCGATCCCATGAAAATGAGATATATCCGACAAGAAAAAAAGAAAGATAGAAACGATCCATTAAGAAATCCAACTATCAATACTAGATCTAACGAAAATAACAATAATATTGCACCAGAGATTGAAGAATATTTTCTTTATACACCTAAGACATCTAGTCCAACTAATATAAATTCAAGTGGTGGTGTATCTAAAGGAACTAAGATTGCAAAAGATGCAATCACATACTGCACTTCAGGTCTTGTAGATAGAAATAAAGGGACTGTTTTATCGTATTTACATAAAGCAATCAAGGCACTCAATCAACTCAGAATGATTGAGGATTCTTTGGTTATCTATAGATTATCAAGAGCACCCGAACGTAGAATTTTTTATATTGATGTTGGCAATCTTCCTAAAGTAAAGGCAGAACAATATCTTCGTGATGTTATGAATCGTTATCGTAACAAGCAAGTTTATGATGCGAACACCGGAGAAATTCGTGATGATAGAAAATT